GCTGTGATGTTAGATAATTAAACATATGCACGCTAGGATAATAGCTGAAACTATTCCACAATTGAAGCGTGTCGACAGGCATATCTGGCACTTTGGTTCTATCGAGATCCTTTTGGAAAAACGCTGAGATAGGCAATCTAAAAAAGACCGCACCATTTGGCAACATGATGTGAAATAATGTTGCTGCCCCTGCCATACTTGTAAGACCGAAGACCACACAGTCTTCGCTTTCTCCGTGATGTTTTTTAAAGTCATAAAGATACTCCTTCCTTACTTGACAATATATAGGTGGAATGTCTGCGTTTAATAAAGCCATAATCCAAGAACAAAACCTATCATAAATCCTACAGAAAACCATACGATTTCTTGTCTATAGTATAATGACCAGACGTTTAGTTTACTTAATATCGCCCCAATTTTTTCCTTTTTCATAATCAACCTTATTAGGTACTTTTAGCTCCACCGCAGATTCCATAATCTCAATTAT